GTACATTTATATTTATTGTATTTACAAATCACGAAATACTCGCCTAGGTATAATTCTATGTATCCAACCGTCAGTGACAGCATCCGCTGCGTCTTTGGCAGCATCTACAATACCAATTACTATATGTTCAATAACGTTACCAGTAACGCTATGTGTTGGGGGCATACCTATCGTAGTGCCCCAATATATTCCTCCGTGTATAAACTCTTGTGTATTGTTTCCTAATGTACCATCCAAAGGATACGCTATAATTTGATCAGTCTGTCCATCAGACTCAACATCTCCAATACGTTCAAACATAATCTGCATCTTGTTTGCTGTACTATCTCTTACACCAGCAGAATCTCTAATACCTAAATGAAAATTAGTGACAGAACCAACCTCGAACATAGTTATGTCAGTACCTGAATGTCCTCCATCCACAAGATGCCATTGTCCATCTTCGCTAGAGTTATTAGGAAAATGCATATATCTATTATGATTCGTGTCAAAACCATATACAATAGTTTCAGCGTTGTTCAACCTATACGTAAGAGTAACCTTATACTGACCAGGTTTAAAATTCAAAGTTAAAACATCTACAGTCCAATTACTTGTAGGTACTTGTGAGTGCACACTCCTAATAGCTTGATTTGATGCTAGCATATCACCGGTTCCAGTAATCTTAAAATTCATATTATATAATCTAGTGTTAGAACTAACACCGGTTGCTGTTGTAGCATTAGTTAAAGTCATAATATCATAACTTCCATCATCGCCAGTTGCACCTTTTGATCCAGAAGGTCCAGGCACACCTTGTGGACCTGGAGGCCCAGGAGGCCCAGCAGCACCCTCATCAACTGGGTCGCCCAAAATTATAGGACCTCCTCCAGAAGTGTTACGAGCACTACCGTACTCTTTAAACGTGCCATCTTTTTTCATAACAGTTTGTTTAAGAATATTTATCTGATCTTGCAATCTAATTATTTCAGATTGCTGCGTGGTTAAATTAGTTCTCTTAAATCCATAAATACCATCCCATGTTTCCGGATGATCATCACGTTTTCGACGACGTTTAACCCAATGCATTGAAGGCTTCATCCTAATAATATTTCTTCACGTATCTTTTCTTGTATCCGTAAGGTTTACTTCCGTAAGTTCTGCGTTTTCCTGCGTATTTTCGGGGGTAACTACTTCTGCGACCTGCACGCAAGCCAGCAAGAAATGATGCACGTGTTGCAGAACTCTTATAACTGCGTCTAGCCATCTCATAAAATTTATGTTACATTCCAAATATCCATCTAAATTTCAGTGTAGTCTTCATCAACGTCCGAACTATCACTGTCCGTATCGCTAACGCCTAAAGACTCACCATCTGGTTCCTCTTCCACTCTACTATCTTCAGAAACGGCCTCGGCTGCGCCTTCGGCTTCCGCAGTTTCATCCTCATCATCTGACTCCACAACAACTGGAGTCTTAGACTTTAAAAAACTAATAAAGTTATCATGAGCATGTTTCTCCAACAAATTCATATCAGCTTTAAATTCAACCACACGAGTTAACCTTCTACTAAGCTGAGCCAAATCTTCTTGGCATCTATTTGCCCATGTCATCATTGGATCATGAGGAGTACTGATAAATAAACGCTTAAAAGTAACCCTTCTAACACCACCCTTATATTGAACATCATAAGGGTATCTATCCAATAAAGACAAAAGATCATGAAACTTGCAAAAATCAGCTCTATAATCATCAATAACTATGTCTGTTTGGTCTCTATATCCATCCCACCAGTGGTGGGCAGCAGACTTCCAATAAGCCGCCTCTCCAACGATCTCGGAGATTGCTCTGGACTTACCTGTTCCTGTTGCACCGTAGAACCAATAGACCTCAGGGGGCTCTTCGCCAACTGATCTGGATGGTCTAAAAAACTCGGCAAGTTTCTCAATACCTGCGTGGTACCTAATGAAAGCTTTTGTATGCTTGGTAGCGATTGTTCGAAAGCTTTTTCCATTTCTAAGATCTTCGGCAAGTTTATCGAGATCAGATCGTCCACCTCGCTTGCCGACATTACGGGGCTTCTCGCCCCACTCAAAGACGTGGTCTGGATACTGGGCATGCCTCTTATCAGGTTTAGTGCAGTAGTCAATGTTGGCTTGGGGGTTGACACCACTTCCATCTGGTGCTCGAGCTCTGATGGGATCCAACCATAGACCGCTGATTCCAAGTCCTTGCAATTTCCTGTTAAGTCCGCCTCGAGTAGCGGGGTGTAAGAGGGAGAAATGCAATTGGACATGAGTGTGACCGGTCGTAGGCGCTTCTTCGACCTGCCCACAAACGAAGGTAAATCCTTGCGACTCATAGCAGATTCCATTAGGGATTCCTGTCTCCGTATCAACTCGTCCGGATGCACAAGCGTCAACGTAGG